TGGATAGAACGGCCGCCTCCTAAGCGGCAGATACAGGTTCGATTCCTGTCGGCGGGACCAGTAGCCCGATTCAGCGGCTCCGAACTCGTCTCATCTAGCAGCCTCTCCCCCATGAAAACAGCGCCTCGCAAGGCTTAGCGCGTCTCAGCGTTTCCCATGCGTTCGCGTGTCCCCGTGGGGACCGGCGTGGGGAACAAGGGCAGAATGTGCCGAATCCTCGATTTTTGTTCCCCACAAAATGCTTACCGACCTGGCTTGCCGCACCGCTGAATGTGATCCCGACAAACCAAGGAAGCGCTTCGCCGACGCCGGCAGCCTTTACCTGGAGGTGTCGGCCCATGGGTCGAAGCGCTGGTTCTGGAAATACCGATTCGCCGACAAGGAAAAGCGCCTGGCGCTGGGCTCCTACCCCGATGTGAGCTTGAAGCAAGCCCGGCTAGATCGGGATGCTGCGCGCCTGGTGCTCGCCTCGGGATCGGATCCAGCCATCAAGCGCCGCGTGGAGAAGATCGCCGCGCTTCAGTCGGCCACCACCACCTACGAACAGGTGGCCAGGGAAATGCACGGGGTCAAGGCTGCGCTGTGGAGCAGCACGCACGCCCAGCAGTGGCTGCGATGCCAGGAGAAAGACCTGTTCCCATGGATTGGCGCGCTACCCATCACCGAAGTGTCGGCGCCGGTACTGCTGGCCACCCTGCGGCGCGTAGAAGCCCGCGGCGCCACCCAGATTGCGCACGATCTGCGCGAGTTCGCCGGTCAGGTATTTCGCTACGCCATCGCCAGCGGCAAGGCCTTGAGCAACCCGGCCGCCGATCTGCGTGATGCGCTGCGGCCTCATACTGTCAAGCACGTGGCCGCCATCACCGACCCTGCTGCTGCCGGCCAGCTCATGCAGTCGATCAGCCTCTACCAGGGCCAGCCGGGCACACGCGCTGCGCTGCGGCTGTCGGCGCTGATCTTCCAGCGACCAGGCAATGTGCGCATGCTGGAATGGGCATGGATCGATGGGGACATGCTGCGCATTCCCGCCGCGTCGATGAAGCGCAAGAAGGCCGGCAAGCTCAACGGCAGGCCGCACCTGGTTCCGCTGTCCACCCAGGCCCAGGAACTGCTGGCTGACCAGCGCCGGCTGACGGGGCATTGCGCCTACGTGTTCCCGAGCGTGCGTGCTGACGATAGGCCGATGAGCGAGAACACTATCAATGCAGCGCTGCGCGGGCTTGGCTACGGCAAGGACGACATGACGGCGCACGGCTTTCGAGCCATGGCGCGCACGATCATCAAGGAATCGATGGGGGGATTCGAGGCGGATGTGATCGAAGCGCAGCTGGGGCACGCGAAGGGCGGCCCGCTTGGTGAGGCATACGACCGGGCCGAGTACCTGGCGCTGCGCCGGCAGATGATGCAGGCCTGGGCCGACTACTTGGCCGCACTCGCCGGATAGGCCGCAATCAAGGCTTGTCGGTCTGCCCTAAGCGCTGCAACGTGTCCGCTGCCTTCTTCAACCAGTCCCGCGCCCTCAGCGAGTAGCTGCTCAAGGGCTCGGACTCGGGCGCGGTCAGGCTCGCAGGCAGGGGCTCCTGCTGGATCGGGGCCGGTTTGTAGGCTGTCGCGCAGCCGGTCAAGGTCAGAGCGAGCAGCAACGCGGGCAGCGCTCTCTGCACGCAGCTGGCCGGCCCAGGTGTCCATGGTGTTTGCTCTGGATCGTGCATTGATGCGCTCCTGTTCGCGGGCGTCCTCGGACGCGTGGAAAGCGGCCTCGGCTTTTGCCAGTGACTCGCGGTGCGCCTGATAGGCCATGCCGGACAAGAAGAGGCCCAGGGCCACGGCAGCCGCGGCGCCGAGCTTCCAGAGCCAGAGGGGGAGCGGGATCACGGGTAGAACACCCGGCGATTGGAGCGCGGCGGCACGGACTGAAGATGCGTCCAGCCCTTCGTAGCGCTCGGGTGCTCGATCCAGATTCCCAGAGCCACCAGCGCCGCCTGCCCCTCGCCGGTCATCAGCCAGTCGTCCAGATCGCCGTCCGGGTCATAGAGGTCGATCGCCTGGCCGGTAATGTGCTTGGAGTTCACCGCCGCGCCGGGCGTCACCTCGTTGACCGTGGCCGGCCGCCAGCCGCTGCTGACGAAGCTGCCGGTGCGCAGGTTGACCTGGAAGCGCACGCCGTAGGTCTCGGCCTGGGTCATGAGCGCATTGGCCAGGCCGACGATCATCACGGCGTTGTGCTCGATCTCGGGGCTGCACTGTAGCTGGTACTGCTCGCGGCGGCCCATGTAGTAGTCGGCTAGAGTGATCATTGCTGGCCTTTCTGGTTCAGGCGCGCTTGCGCGAATTCCTCAAGTGAGGCGATAGCCTTCGTGCCCATGTGCCCGGCGATGCCAACCAGCGCGGCCTGAAGCATGGCCGGCGTGCCGGCCCACTCAGCTACCCAGAAGGCGAGCAGCCCGGCGAAGGCGCTGGTGCAGATCTCGCCGACGAACTGCATGACCGAGACAGCCTGGATTGCGCCGCTGCGCACCTTCCCGTACCAGCTGACGATGCCACCCAGAATGGCGATACCGAGCATCAGCCCGTACTGCTTCAGCGGGTAGTCCAGCGGGCCGCGCGAGGCGTCTGCCGCTGCTGCTGGGCTGGACATGGCCAGGGCGAAGATGAGGGCAAGGATGTGGCGCATGTCTACTTGTCTTTCAGGATGGTTGCGGCCACGCCGGCCATGTACTGCTTGAGGATGGGCAGCTCGCTCGCGCCGCAGACCTGGCCCGGGTCGTCGCGCTGCCAGATAAACGCGAGCACCGCGTGCACGTCGGTGCGGCTGCGGGCCCAGCTCAGCAGGGCCTCGTTCATGGCCACGCTGGCGCGCTGGCTGTCCTCTGGCACTGCGCTGCAGCTACCGGACGGCAACGGCGCCCAGGCGTCCAAATTGAGGAACATTCGGCGCCGGTAGGCGGTCAGGTTGGAAAGGCGCGGCCAGGCGTTGTTTGGCGTGTCACCGTGGCCGCTGTAGAGGTTGACGCCCAAGAGGTTGACCGCAGGCGGCACTGGCACGCCCAGGTCTACCTCGGGCCGACTCAGCGACAGCATGATGAGCTTGTCAGCCGGTAGCGCCGCGGCGACGGCGGCCACATCGTCATAGCTGTGCTTGGCCAGGCCCGGCTCATCGTCCACGTAGTAGCCCAGCACCTTGGAATCTACCGCCGCGCGCAGGGCCTGCAACTGCTCGAGCCAGTCGGGCCGCAGGGTTGTCTGGCCTCTCCACAACATCGACCAGAGCATCACGACGGGCTTGTAGCCAAGCGCCAGCGCCTGGTCGACCAGGGCCACGGTTTCGGCAACGTCACGGCCCTGCACGGGCGCCAGGTTGCCCTGCGCTCCGTCGGCTAGGTGGTTGTTGAAGCCGTTGCCCAGGCCCCACCAGCCGAACAGCGCCGGCCCGGTGCTGGTGCTGGTGCTGCTGGCCGATGACGGCGAGCCCCCTCCACCGCATGCGGTGATCAGCAGGGCCAGGACCAGGGCGGCGCGCATGATGGTGGACGGGCTAGACGATCAGCGCGGCGGCCGCGAACAGGCCGTCAATCTCGGCCTCGGTGAGGCCAGCAGCGGCGCCGATGAATGCGACGGTTGGATGGTCACGGCGCACGGTACCGGTGCTCTGCCATTCGATCTCGGCCGCGGACTTGTCGGGCTCGCTGAGTGCGGCGATGGCCGACTCCACCGCGCCGATCTTGCCGGCCGCCAGCAGCGCTAGCTTGGCTTGACGCATGGATACCTCGGGCACGATGGGCACGACAGGCGCAGGGATTGCCAGTCGCGTGACGACTGCGCCTCCGATCTGCTCGGTGATGTAGTCGCTCATACCCGCACCTCGTAGTTCATGACCAGCGTGATCTTGTCGGTCTCGCCGAGGCTGCTGCTGTACTCGATCTTGAGAGAAGTCAGCGCGTCAACCGGTTGCGGGACGATGGAAGTGAGAGCGCCCACGACGACAGCGCCAACTGCGACACGCGTATTTGTGTCAGCGCACGACACGGTGTTGTTGAAGACAACCGTCCCGTCGATCGTGATCTGAATCCTGACGTCGCGAGCCGTTGCATCTGCGCACGAAAAGGCCAGGGAATTAAGCCTTGACCTGGCCCCCGTGACGTTCAGCAGTGTCTTCAAGACGCCGGCCGACGTCGCCCCGGATAACGTCGAGATCCTGGGGCCATAAATAGCCGCACTGGACAGGCCTTGCGAGAAACCGCACGGCAGAGATGTCACGCGGCTCGCGCCGCCAAGTTGTGAGCGTCGGGTCATTCTTCGATCCATCCAAGTGAGGTTTGGCCGACAAGCTCAAGGCTGTCGGAACTGACATCAAGAACGAGGTCTTCACCCGTCAGACGGATGTTGTTGCCATTGCGAACCACGGTGACGGGATAGGTAGAAAGCGCGCAGCCAACGTCCACGAACCCGATGCGGTCCTTGTCCGAGTAGCTGGCCGGAAGGGTGACGTTGAACGAGCCGCCGCGGCTGTCCAGCTCGTATAGCTTGCCCACCACGGCATTCGTGTTCGTGGTGATGCGGACGCGCTCACCGAACACCGCATCAACCCAGTTCGTCGGATCGCCGGCCGGGTCCGTGGTGCGGCTGCCGGTGGTCTTGTTGATATAGACGCGCAGATTCGATGGGCTGCGCGCCGCTGCGCCAGCGGTGTAGGTGCCGCTTGACCACATGGCCGCGCCGGCAGAGCTGGCGGCTGCGATGGCGCTTGCTGCGGCGGCTGAGGCCGCCGAGTCGGCCCCGTTCTTGTAGCCCAGCGCGGCCACCGCGCTGTTGTAGGCGTCGACCGCGTTGGCGTAGACATTGGCCAGGGCCGCCGTCATGTCGGCGATGAGCGTGGGCAGCCAGCCCATCAGCGCATCGGCGCGCGTGTCGAAGTTCGCCGGATCGTTCGAGCTTGGAGGCGTAGCCGGCGGCGCGGTCAGGGTGGGCGGGGTCGTCACTGACATGGGTCAGATCTCCTCAAGCTGGAGTTCAACCAGCAGGTGGGTGGGGCTGTGCAGGGTGATGGAGAACTTCTTGGCAATGCCGCCCAGCAGCAGGGCATTGAAGAAGGTACTTTCGGCCCGGTCGTCGGAGCCGCTCCAGAGCGCCGGCACAGCGTCGATGCGGTCGCGCAGATCGCGCAGGCGGTCGAGTTGGCTTGCCTCGGCCAGCACCCGGTAGTTCAGCACCGGCACATTGCGCCGGCGCACCAGGGTGGCGGTACCGAACTCGTCGCGGTCGACCTTGCTGAAGTTCAGCACCTCGCTGGCCGGCTGGTCGATGATCATGCCGACGTCCTCGTCGGTGCCGATCCACACACCGCCGCAGCGCGCCTCGCCGGCATAGGGCTGCACGGTGATGGTGACGGTGGCCGATGAGTCCATCGGGACATCGAACGTCACGACGGCCGGGCGCATCAGGAAGTCGCCGAAGAAGTATTGCCGCCAGGTCGTCGTGTTGCGCAGCAGCAGGTTCCAGGTCTTGCTGAATGTCTCGGTGGCGCCAACGTGCTGCGAGACCGTCACCGACGCACCGTAGAGCCCGCGTAGGCCCACCGAGGTGATGCGCTTGCCGGGCGCCAGCGTGACGGTCAGCGGGCCGCCCGTCACCACGGTCTGCGCGCTGCTGGTGATGTCGAACATGGCCCAGCGGTTGGTGGCGCCCACGTCCTTCCATTTGGTCGGCGCTGTCTCTGGCGATGCGGCATCCACACCGCCAGGCGCCAGCCGCTCGTAGCGGCGGTGCGTGGACGCCAGATAGGCCGTCTGCCCGATGGTGTAGTCCGTGGCTGAGCTCCACGCCGTCTCGCCCGTTCCTGGCTCGGCCGCAGTGCTGGACGACAGCATGCCGGCGGTGATCGTCATAGGCGGGATGACTCTCAAGATGCGGCCTCCGTTTGCATGGCTCGGCCGTTCTCGGTGACGGTGGTCAACAGATCCCGCGTGCGCTCGCTGGCCGTAGCCGTGCGGCCCGATGTGCTTTGCAGGGCGTACACCTGCTCGCGAAGCGCCTTCACCTCCCGCACCAACTCGGCCACATCCGCGCCCCCGCCCGCCGCCGGGTTGAACGCCCGCGGCTGCACCGCCTCGCCCTCGTGCAAGAAGGCCAGCATGTCGCGGGGCACGTAGTTGGTGCCGGTGGCCAGCTTCGGCACGGCCAGCCCGTAGGTGCCGGCCAGCTTGTTGCCCGTGCCCTCCAGGCTGGCAGCCACCGCGGCGCGCAGCCGGTCCAGTTCCAACTGGCTGCCGGCCTGGCTCTTGCCGATCTCCACCACCAGCCGGGCCAGCTCGGGAAGCTGCTTCACAGCATCCTGGTCGCCGGCTCTGGCCTGGGCCGATGTGATGGCGAACTGCGCCTGCGCGGCGGCCAGGCTGGCCGGCGAGTCCGAGGTGGTCAGGCCGCGGATCTTGGCGGCCTCGGTGAACAGCGTATCGGTGGCCGACTGCCAGGCGTCCTTGAGCTGCTGCGCGGCGCGCGCAGCGGTCTCTGCGGCCTGCTCCTGGGCGCGTGCGATCGCCTCGGCGGCCTGCTGAGCGGCGCGCGTGGCGTCGATCTCCTTCTGCAGCGCGGCGTTGCGGTCATAGGCGGCCGTCACCTTGGCGGCATCTGCCTCGCTCATCCCGGCGGTGAGGTTGGCCAGATCGGTCTGGCGCTTCAGCGCCTCAGCCTCGGCCGTCTTGCCCTGTAGGGTAAGCATTTCCACGCGCTGGCTGGCATAGCTGCCGTCTAGCGAGGACAGCGCGCCGTTGACGGCCTGCAGAGCCTGGGCGGCCTTCTCGGCGGCGGCCTGCTGGTCCTGCAGGGCATAGATTTGCTCCTGGTAGCCGCGATTGCTCGCGTCCAGGGCGGCCAATTCGCGCGCGCGCAGCGTGGCGGTGTCGCCCTGCAGCTGCAGCAGCCTGCCTTCGAGGCCCAAGCGCTCGCTTGCTACCGCGCTTGCGCGCTGGTCTGCGGCGGCCTGGTCGCTGGAAGCCTTCTTCAGTGCCTCCAGCTGGTCCTGAATGCCCTTGTTCTTGTCGTAGAGGGCCGTGATCGCCTCGGCGCCTGCACCAGAGATGCCATCCAGCAGCCCCGCCAGATCGACCTGCCGGCGCAGGGACGCCGCGCCAGCCGTGTCGCCCTGCGCATTCAGCAGCTCCACCATCAGCTCGTCGCCGCGCTGCTGCAGTTGCTTCACCGTACGCTGCACGGCCTCGGCCATCTGATCGGCCAGCGTGGCCACCGCAGTGCCCGCGGCCTCGGTCGCTGGCACCAGCGCAGCGAAGACGCCGTTCAGCTTGATCAGCGCGGTGTAGGCGGCCAGGCCCGATTCGGTGTTCTTGTCCTGCTGCTGCACCAGCTCCCGGTACTGCTCGCGCGTGGCCGGCAGGCTCAAGCCAACCTTGGCCAACTCGTCGGTGATCTGCTTGATGCTCGAGGCCTTGCGTTCGGCCTCGGGCACAAAGTTCTCGTAGAAGCTGCTCGCCGCGGCGGTCAGGTTGTCCACACCGCCGAAGCTGCTGATCAGCGACGTGACCGCAGCGTCGGTCAGGTTGGCAAACTCTGGCATGGCTTTGCCGAGGTTGCTGATGGCCGTCTCGATGGCGTTGATCTGAGCAACGGTCTGGGCCAGCTTGTCCAGGCCGGGCGCGTCGCCCAGCTTGTCCAGCATCGACTTGGCCCAATCTGGGAGGCCAATGCCGTTCAGCGCGGTGCGCACATCGTTGGAGATGGCGGCCAGGTACTGGTCGGCGCCGGCCTGCCCGTCAGCGAAGCCGCGGCCCGGCCACTTGCCGTTGCCCTCGACGCCGAAGCCGGCAACCATCTTGTCGCCGATCTTGATTGCCAGCGCGCCCCAGGCGCCATCGCTGCTGCTGTCGTCGGCGAACGCAGCTGCCGCCGAGTAGCCGGCCTGCTTGCCGAAACTCGCGGCCGTGCTGTCCAGAATGCCGACGACCGATTGCGTGATCTGCGTCGTCAGCTGCTCGGTCTGCGAGCTGTAGGTGTAGAGCTTGGAGCCCACGCCATACAGGCCTTCGCCCGTGGCCAGGCCGCCCGAGGCGCTGTAGGACGAAGAGCCACCTACGTGCGGCGTGCCGCTCTTGTCAAGGCTCTTGGCAAGCGCGTATATCGCGAACACAGCCGCCACGTAGGGCGCGGCCGCACCGATGGTGCTCATGATCGAGCCGGTGGCCGCGTTGCCGGCCGCCGCTGCCGTCATTGCAGCGCCCTCCGCGCCGAATGCCCCGGTCTGTGCGGCGAGCATGGCGGCTTGCGAGCCCGCGCCGATGCTGGTGGTGCCGATGGCTGCGCCATAGGCGGCAGAGCTGCCCCACAGGCCCGCGGCCGTGGCGCCCGCGTTGTAGAGGTTCAGTCCGTTCGAGACCGCGCCGAGTGCGTTTCCAGCAGCGCCAGCCGGGCCAGCGCCCGCGCCGCCCACGGTGCCCAGCACATTGGCCGTGACGCTCAGCACCCACTTCTTGATGGTGATCTGGTAGAGCAGATCCAGCACCGAGGCCTTGATGGTGTTGCCGATGCGTTTGAACGCGTCCTGGCCACCGTTGGCAACGTCGGTCCAAACGCGGTGCGCGGTGCCTTCAACAGCATTCAGGATGGATTCGGCCGCCTGCTGGCGCTCCTTCATCTGCTGCTGGAAGGCCGCGCTGGCATCCTTGCCCTCGATCAGGGCCAGCAGCTTCTCGCGCTGCTCGATCTCGGCCTTGATGGCATCCCCGGCCTCTTGGTTGCCGGAGCGGTACTGTTCGGCCTGCTTCTCCCGCAGCCGGGCGAGTGTCAGGCGCTGGATGGCCTGGGCGAGTGTGATATTGGCGTCGGCGGCGAGGTAGGCTGCAGCCTCCTCCAACTGCATGCGGTCCACCTGCTCGGCCACAGCTGCCGCAGAGCGCTGCAGTGCGTCCACCTGCTGCTCGTAGGCGCGTTCCACCTCGGCCATGGCCTTGGCGGTATCGCGTGCGGCCTCGGCCGCTTTCTTCTCGGCCTCCACCAACTGCTCGGCGGTGATCGCTGCATAGGCCTGCGACAACGCCAGTTCGCGCGGCGCGTCGGGCATGTTCTTGTAGCCCGGAGAGGTCAGGAACTCCACCAGGCGCTGCTGCGACTTCGTTAGGCTCAGTGTCTTTGCTTCGGCATCCAGCGCCGCGCGCGAGAAGTCCTGATAGGCACGCGCCCACTCCTGGGCCGCCTCGCGGTCGGCTGCGAACGGGTCGCCGCCAGCACCCGCCGGGCCCTTGTCGCGGTTCTTCTCGCGCAGCGCGGTGATGGCCTTTTCTATCTCGACCTGGGCGATGCCGCCGGCCACCAGCTGCCGGCGCAACGCTTCTTCCTGCTGGCTCTGGCTCAAGCGCTTGACGCCGAGTTGCTCCAGGACCTTGTTCGCCTCGATGTTGTCCTTGACGCCTTGCACGGCAGCTGCTTCGGCTGCTGCCACATCCTTCTCGATCAGCAGCCGGCGCGACAGCAGGTTTGCTTGCTCTCTCAGTTCCTGTGTGGCCCTGCCTTCCTTGATGCCGAGGTTCTGATTGTTCTCGACGCGGCGCGCGATCTCGGCCTGCACGCCCTTGAGCTGGTCCTCCATCGTGAGAGGCCGCCCGACGCCCAGCATCTTGTCCCAGGCTTCGGCCGCAGTTTCCTTGACGCCGCGCCATGCGCGCTCCAGCGTCCCCAGGTTCTTCTCCAGGGCCGCCGTGCGCTGCTCAACCGCCGAGGCATAGGCCTCCTGCGCGACCTTGGCGGCCTCGATGGAGCGGCCCTGGTCTTCCAGCGCGCGAATCTGCTCCAGCGTGCTGCGCGTGAGGTAGTTCTGCGCCTCGTTGAGCTTGATGGAGGCTTCGAGCGGCGCCTTGCCGATCTCGGCAAAGGCCTTGATGGTCGTCTCTGCAGCCTGGCCGCCGGCACGCTCGAACTCGATGGTCGCGGCGGTGAAGCGCTGCATGTTGCCGGCGCCGACCTGGCCGGTAGCCGCCAGCTGGGCCAGCACCTCGGCGGCCTTGCCCTGCGTGATGCCGCGGCCGGTAGCGTCCAGCGCGCCGGCCATCTGCATCAGTTCGCCCGTCGTCACGCCAGCGGCGTTACCGGTCAGGATCAGCTGACGCTGGAACTCGGTCAGCTCCTGGGCGCCCTTGTAGGCTGCAAAGCCGACGGCGGCCGATGCGGTGGCGACCGTGCCAAGCACGGCAACGGCCGGCGTCACCAACGATGCCACCGCACGCGCCGCATTGCCGAAGCCGCCGAACACGGCAGACAGCTGCGAGCCCTGCTGGATCAGCGCCGTCATGGGCGCGCCGCCAGCCTGGATCTGGACGAAGAGATCCTGCAGCTGGGCGCTGACCTGCGCGACCTGCTGGCCGGTGAGCTGGGCCTGTTGCCCGGCCTTGGCGCCGGACTGGTTGAGCTTGTCCAGGCTCGCAGCAGCGCCCTGCACCCCAGCCTGCACCTGGCCGGCGCCATCAAGGCTCAGTCGGATCTTGACTTCGGGGTTGCTCACTGCTCGGCCCTACGCGCTGTCGCTGCGCTTTGCTTGTTCGATCTCTGCGCGCCGGGCCAGCCATGCGCGCTCCATGATGCAGACGCCCTCGAAAACGTCTTCCTGCTCGGCCTCTTCGATGCGGCGGAAAGCCGGCGAGGCCCTGACGCCGCAGTAGTCGAGCCCGGTAGGGCCGGCCATGCCGCTGCGCCACTGGGTCTGAACGGCACCCCAGAGCCCGAGCACGGGCAGGTTCTCGGCCATGAGGTGGAACTCCTCGTAGAAGTCCGAGGCCTTGTGCACCTGGGCCATGGCCGCAAGGCGCGCGAGGCCCACTGCAGCAGCGCGCTGCGGGGCCTCTGGATCGGCTGGGGCTGCTTGCGCTGGCTGCTGGTCTTCGGCTTCATCGCTTGCGATCTCGCCGGCTGCCAGCAGTTGCGCAAGCCGCCTCAGTTTCCCGCGCGCCCCTTGGCGCCGTTCGCTTCCAGGTAGCCCACGTGGATGAGCGCCACCGTGCCGGCCACCAGCTCCTGCAGCGCCTTGAGCGCTTCGGGTCCGGGTGGCACGGGTTGGTTCTTCTCGTCCACCAGAGGCGCCTCGCCGATCCAGGCTTTCATCGTCACCTCGCGCGCTGCGAGGAAGTCGCCCACGGTGATGCCGCTGGCCAGTTGCTTCTGCATCTCATCGAGAGGCAGGCGGTTGGCAGCCAGGCGAACGCCGAAGGGCTTTTCCACGCCGCCGTCGTTCAGCGTGAACTTCACGTCGAACTCGATGCGGTCGGAGATGATGAGCTTGAATTTGGACATGGCGTCTCTGGTGGTGGGCCGGTGGGTCAGAAGGTAGTGAACATGCCGTTCATCGTGAGGGCCACCTTCTGCTTCATGATCTTCTCGAAGGTGGGCAGAGCGGAGGCCGAAACAACGCCGTAGGCATAGCCGTAGTAGCCGCCCGGCAGCACGAACTTGAAAGCCCGCTTGCCGGCGCTGCGCGAGGCGGTCTGCAGCAGCTGCTGGTCGGTGCGCGAGCGGTCCCAGCCCAGGGTCATATTCAGCGATGCCGCCGAAAAGCCGGTCTGGATCTTGACGCCGTTGCGGCGGTCGAAGGGGTTGACCTCTTCGAACTGCGCTTCGCCACCCTGCGGGTCGATTGCAAGCACCTGGCCGATCTCCTGCCAGCCGCTGACCTTCTGGACGGTGCCGGGCGAGCTGGCGGCGGGATACCAGTTGGTATCGCTGCTGTCATAGCCCGGGATCGAGAAGGTGGTGGTGGTCAACTGGTCGATGCGCGCGATCGACTCGTTGTAGTCGTCCCAGCTGTTCAAGATCAGGAACTCGTCACCGTCGACGCCGCCATGTGCCGCGCCAGTCGTGGCGACAGGCGGCGCAGCGTTGGAAATGCCGCTCAGGGCAACAGCGCCGGCCAAGCCGGTGGACATGTAGAACTTGGCGCCAACGAGGGTTTGGTAGGACATGGTTCGTTACTCCTTCTTGGCGTCGGCCTTGGCCGGCGCATATTCGGGCTTGAGGGTGAGCTTCGGCGCGTCCTTGGCCGACACCGCGTCGGCGCGCTCGGCGCTCGATGCGAAGTCGGCATCGACCACGCGCAGGCCAGCCTTGCGGGCCAGGGCCTTCACGTCCTCGGCGTAGCGGTAGGTCGGGTGCGCGACCAGCCAGATGGGGGCTTTCGTCTTCTCGGTCATGGCTGGCTCCCGATCAGGCGTCGCTGGCGATGGCAACAACACCAGCGGTCTGCTTGATGTCGGTCGCGGTCTTGTCCCAGTTCGAGCCGGTCGCCAGTTCGGCGTCGGTCGGCGACTTGCCGCCGTTGGTCTCGTCCCAGGTGTAGCCCTTGAGGCCCAAGCCGAACGAGTAGTCGGATTGCATCGTGGTCTCGATGCGGGTCTGGCCGTTCGAGGTCTCGATGTTGGTGATCAGGTCGCCACCGTCGAACACCGTGGCTGCACCGGACACCAGGCCCAGGACGTGGGTCTTGTTCGGCGTGCCGGCCACGTACAGCGCAGGCGCGTCGGTCACGATCACGGCCTTGCCAAGGATGTCCACAACCGTGACATTGCCGGCCTGGAAGAGGGTGCCGGCGTTGGCGATGTTCAGGCTGATGAGCTTGTGATAGACCGCGCCGGTCATCACGTTGGCCACGATATTGCCGCTGGCATCGCCGAACTTGGCGTGCGCGCTGTTCACCACCGCGTAGCTCTGGCCACCAGTGGCCGAGTAGTCGAAGGTGGCGCTAGCCTGGTTGGCAATCGCGGCGCGCAGAGCGGCAATCGCGCTGTTCAGCTGATCGCGCAGCAGCGCTTCGGCCAGGTTGCGCGAAATCACCTCGATGCCTTCGGCCGTGGGCTTGTTCAGCCAGGTCATCTGCGAGGGCTCGAAGCGGATCGGGCCGAAGCCGCCAGCCACCTTCACCGAAGAATTCTTCAGCTGAGTCAGGTCGGTGGCCGAGGCGGAAGCCTGCGCGGCGTAGCGGTCCACGCGGCGCTGCGCGCTGTGGATGGCTTGCCAGAAAGACTGCTGCATGAAGTCGCCATCGAATCCGGCCGTGGTCAGCAGGATCGAGCCATTGCTGGCCTGGTTGAATTTCTCGACCATCTGGCCGAGCGTCTCAATGGCGGCCGGCGCCACGTACTTGTTGAACACCTGCATCTGCGAGAGGGACATGGTGCTACTCCTTCAATGAATGGATGGGTCAGGCTTTCGCCAGTTCAGGGAAACGGGCTGCAATGGCTGCGGTTCGCGCGTTGCGATCCCCACCCATGTCACCCGACTTGCCGCCACCACCGCCGCCCGTGCCCTTGAAGCCGCTGCCCTGCCCGCCATCGCCCTGCGCCTCGATGTAATCGGGGCGGGTCTTGGCAAACCAGGCGGCGCCGTCCTTGATGGGCACGGACTTGCCGTCATCGGTCCGGAACAGCAGTTCTTCGCCCTCTTCCACCAGGCGCTTCTCAAGCAACACCTGCACGTCGGCCGGGTTCTTGAACTTGTGCTCCTGGATGGCAGCGGCCAGCACTGCGTTCTTCTTCATGCCCTTGATCTCGCCGCCCAGCGTTTCGCGCGCGGCCACGGCCTCGTCACGTTCGCGGGTCAGCTTCTTCACCTGCGCTTCCAGCTGCTTGGTCGCTTCGCCTTGGCCCTTGGCGTCGGTGAGCGCGTCCAGTTCGTCGGCGTCCGTGATGCCCAGCTTCTCGAACGCCTTGTCGCGTTCGGCCTTGAGCGTCTTGCGGCCGTCGATGGATTCCTTGGCAGCCTTGCGAGCCTTCTCCTCGGCCGTCTCGGCGCGGGTGCTCAGCTCATCCACGTGCGAACGCAGCTTGGTCAGCGTCTCGCCGTCCAGCTTGTCCTTCAGTGAGTCGAGATCGAATGGCATGGTGTCCTGTGGTGGTTGCTTGCCGGCTTGCCATCTCGGCTGTACCTGGCGTGCCCATCTCGGGCAGTAGCAGCAATGTCGTGTCGCTGTGTCTCAGAGCCAGACAAGCGGTGAGCCAGCAGCGGTAGACATTCCGCTGCCATGGACTGGACCAACGCCAAGCAGCGCTTCAACTTCCTGGCCTCCGCATTCGCAGGGTCGGGCGGCTTCCGACCGCTGGTGACCTGGACCAGCGAGGCCATCAAGAACGAACAGGACGCCATCACCGGCTACATCACGGTGCCGTCGCTGAGTAGCGCCACTGAGCTTGTGCGTTATCCGCGCGAGAGCGACGCCAAGTTCGCCGCGCGCAATGCGGTGGCCGTCTACGAGAACCACCTTGAAGACGCCGTGGGACGCTTCGTCGGGTTCCTCGGCCGCAAGCTCCCGCAGCGCCAGGGCATCGACGCGCCGCTGGTCAAGCTGCTGGTGCAGGACGCTGACTTGAAGGGCACGCCGCTGGATGCGTTCATGCTGCAGCTGTCCTCCGAAGCCAAGGCGCGCGGCACGATGCTGCTGGTGGTGGACACGCCGCGAGGCATTCCGGCCACGACACTGGCTGAGCAGATCGAGCGCCGTCGCGTTCCCTACCTGCGAACCGCACCGCCAGAATCGGTGGTCGATTACCGGCTGGACGCAGAAAGCGGCCTGTTCCTGACCGTCACCCTTGAAGCGCTTGAGTGGTGGGAGGACAAGGAGCAGGCGGTCTGGCGCGACTACACCACCACCGGCTGGCAAGTGCGCAAGGCCAACAGCCAGACGGTACTGGACCAGGGCGTTCACACCTTCGGCGCCTGCCCTGTGCTCGCGTTCACCGAAGACGGGACCGACTTCCCGCGCATTGGCCGGTATGCCCAGATCGCCGACCTCAGCCGGCGCCTGTTCAACGCGCGCAGCGAGCGCGACGAGATCCTGCGCAGCCAGACGTTCTCGCTGCTCACGCTGCAGGTTCCGCCTGAGCAATCCGGCACCTTCGACGCCAAGCGCGTCGGCGCCACCATCGGCACGCACTCGATGCTCATTCACGGCGGCGATCAGCCCGCCTTCATCGCGCCCGACTCCGGGCCAGCCGACACCTACGCCAAGAACATCGAGGAGTTGGAAGCCTCGATCATGCGCATCCAGCGCAAGTCCAGCACCGAGGGCAGCACGCAGGCCGAAAGCGGCGAGGCCAAGCGCTTGCGCTTCGAGGAACTGAACAGCGAGCTGGCCACCTTCGCGCGCCAGTTGCAGGTGCTGGAGTCGCGCGTGTGGCATCTGTTCGCCAAGGCCACCGGCTCTGGCTCCAGCGTCACCGTGGCCTGGCCCGATGACTTCAACCTATCGGACGTGCTGGCCGAGCTCGACGTGCTGCAGCTGATGCAAGCCACCGGCTTCCCGCCCGCTGTACTCACCGCCAAGCGCCAGAGCATCGCCGCCTCCGAGTTCGACAACGCCGACGACACCACCAAGGCCGGCATCAAGGCCGCCATCGATGAGCAAGCGCAGCAGGACGCGATTCCTCCTGCTGCCTGACCAACTACCAAATAGGAGCCACCATGCCGACCATCTCTCAAGGCTCAGAAGTCACGTTGAGCCTGAGCGCCACAGATGCCTACCAAGTCACCGTTCCCAGCGGCGGCGAGGCCTATGTCGATCTGCTGTCTGGCGCTCCCGGTTCGCCGTTCAGTTCCCCTCGACTGAATGGCAAGACAGTCCTGTCGAAAGTGTTCGGGCCCTATGGTGTGCCGGCACAAATCAAGGTGCGCGCAACGTCTGGCAGCGTCACATATGCCAACTACGCGCCAAATGCGCCAGTCACCTACAACCCGACCACAGGCAATCTGGAAGCAAACGAATCCCCGGTGTCAGGGGCTGGGAATGCACAACAGGGCCGCGACGGGCTGCAGGCGCCGGTTGAGCACATCTCCAGCACCGCAGCGCTGAGCGCGACATCTACGATTCGTATCACGCCGACTGGCACGTATCGAACGGCTCGTATTTCCTGGGTAAACAGCAGCGCGAGCGGATCAGCCAAGCTCAATATTGCTGCCAACTGTGGCAACGATGTCGAGGGCCTGGTGGCCTCTCAGAGCGCGCTGCAGCGCGACGCTCAGATGACGATGGGAGACGCCCTGATTCTGGCGTCGCCGACGCCGATCACATCCCTGAATTTCAGCAGTGATGGCGCCATCACTGCCAACACACATCGGCTTGTCGTCACTTTTGGAGCTTGAAATGCCGCGCACCTTACAAGCAATCTATCCGCGAGACGCCTACCCCGCATCGAGCTACTGCAACTGGTTCTTTCTTGGTGCGCAAGCCTCTGGCGACATCGAGAATGAGGTGGTAGGTAAGGCTTTGGCCGCGAAGAACGGTACCTTTACCGATGGTGAGTGCTGGGCCACGGCCGGCTTTGCCACGGTAGGTGGCGCCACGGACAACTGGGCGGGCGTTGCGCCTGGGACCGCTGACCTCAAGAGCCTGGCCACGCATACCCTGATCGTGGCCGCTCGCGTCAAGAAGGTGGCGGCAGCGCTGCCAGGTGTCGAGAACTTCCTATATGCCAGCTACAAGCCGGGCTCCGAGTTCGGCGGCATCGTGCTCGCGCACGGCACAACCGGATTCGCGCGCCTTTACATCAACTCGACCGACAACACGACGGTCAGCCTGACCACAGCCACCAACACCATCACGGACGGCGCCACGGCAAACGAGCGAACGCTGGTGTTCATCGTGCCCCGCGAGGGGGGCAGTGGCTATGTCGCCGTAGATGGCCTGGAGACGGTTTCCGCCACGGTTGCTGCGGTGGCCGGCAAGGATCTCGCTGGCGGGCGCACCGCTCGGCTCGGCGTCTCGCTGGCCGGCGTCGCTGCTGACGCTCACCAGTTGGCGTCTTTCCAGTCCTACTGTGTGCCGCTGGCCGGCGCGTCGATAAACAGGCTCGCTGTGTATGACTGGGTGCAGCGCAACCCGCATCTGCAGATTCCTGATTGGGTGTTCGGACTATGAGCATCATTCTTGGCGGCGCGTTCGCTGCGGGCGCGTTCAACAACGGCATGCAGTCAGAGGCGGCCGGAACGTCGAACACCGCGCTATCTCAGTGGCTGCGCCTGACGCCTGACCACCTCGGCCGGCCATACCTGGTGCTAGCTGCGCGCATCTCTCAGTGGGACTATTACAACCCGGGCGGTCAGTCCAAATACCGCAGCGAGCTGGCAGGGCTGTACTCAAAACTGGTGTGGGGCGTTACCTACTGCTATCACTGGCGCATGACCGTGCCGAAGGATTGGTATAGCCTGGGCGCCAGTTCGGTCTACATCATCGGTCAGATGCACGACGTGAACGCCGGGGCAGTTGGTCGCCGGCCTACGTTCGCTATCGAGGTCGCAGACAGCACGATGAACCTCGTGTTCAGCCGCGACTCTGTGCCGTCAGGTCAGGCCGTCTATTCGACGCCGGTCCTTGCTGGCCAGGAGTATGAATTCACGATCCGTGTGCGCTGGGCAGATGGCACAAATGCACAAGACTCTGACGGTTTGGTGGAGATCTACAACGGCGACACGTTGGTCGCGTCCTTTGCCGGGCGCAATACCTGGGCCGGCACGCCAGTGACAGAGCCGAATCCCCCATACCTCAAATGCGGTGTTTACCAGGCTGGCCCTGCGTTTTCTTGGTGGGATGGAAAGTCGGCAACGATGTACTACACCGGGTGTCTGTCAGCGACCGGCGATGAGTCGCCGGCCTCGCTCCGCAGCCAGATCAACGCGCAACTGGCGGCTAAGCCAAGCACACCAGGTCTCGTAGCGCTTGTTTCCTAGTCCCATCCCCTGCCGGTACACACAGCCCGCCCAGTGCCACCTACAAATACTGAGGACCCCCTATGTCCAGCATGTCCGACTACCTCGAAAACAAACTGGTTGACCAGCTCTTCCGGGGTCAGGCCTACACGTTCCCTGGGACGCTGTACTTTGCTCTGTTCACGGCCAACCCGACCGATGCAGCTGGCGGCACTGAGGTGACCGGCGGCAGCTATGCGCGCGTTTCGGTGGCCGCCTCACTGGCCAACTTCGCCGGCACGCAGAGTGCAGGCAGCACCACGGCAAGTTCCGGCACCGGCGGCCAGACCAGCAACAACGGCGCCATCACCTTCCCCGCCCCAACGGCCAACTGGGGCAGCGTCACCGGCATGGCCATCTTCGACGCCAGCTCGGGCGGGAACATGCTCATTTGGTGCGCACTTGGCACAGCAAAGACCGTGAATAACGGTGATGCGGCCCCGAGCTTCGCTGCTGCCGCCTTCACTGCAACGCTGGCCTGAGGCCCGATATGAGCCTGACTACCCAACAGCTTCAAGCCATCAATGCCTACATCGCCAGCGTCCCGGCTTGGGCCGCGCTCGCCAATGACAGCACGAATGCGGCCTTCATCGCGGATCAGCTGAACGTGCCCACGGCTGACTTCGTGGTCTGGCGCTCCCGCGTCGACCAAGACGAAATCATGCAGAACGGCATGGACTGGACGCGCGTGGACAACCTCACGATTGGCAAGGCGCGCATCTGGGAGTGGATGTTCAACAACGCCGAGCGCGTGTTCAACCCAAGCAAGGCCAACGTCCGCGCCGGTATCGACGCCACCTGGGTAGGGACCGCTGCAGACCTGGCTGTGCGGGCCTCGGTCTATGGGCACTGCAAGCGGTTCGCCACCCTGGGTGAGAAGGTGCTCGCCACCGGCACGGGCTCTGACGCCTCGCCGGCCACGATGGGCTATGAGGGGGCATCGGCTACTCCGATGTGCAGTCGGCGCGGAGTCTGTAATGGCTAACTCGAACACCAACACGACCACGGTCCAGTGGTCCGCATCGTCCAGCAAGAGCCTGAACAGCTCGGCTCGAGTGGACAGCGACGCGGTGACGATCCATGCCGACGCGGTGCAGGGCTCGCTGCAGATCACCGTGGACAACAGCGGCACGCCTGCCTCGGGTGACGTGGTGAACCTGTGGGTCAAGTGGTCTGCAGACGGCACCAACTACGACACCGACGAACACGCCCAACCGCTGTCGGCGATGGACACGGTTGCCGCGAACACCCCGGGTGAGGACCCGGCGACGCGTACCTACACGCTCAACGTGTCGGGCAAGCAGAAATTCAAGCTGTCCTCGGCCGCGCCGCAGGGTGGCACGCGCGCTATCACCATCTCGGCAGCGTACAACGAGCATCGGATGGCCTAAGTCATGGCTGTCCGCCGCGTACCTGTCCCGTTTGACGGGCTCCCGGCTGAATATGCAAGCGCGGCCTCTGATGGCGGTCTGAGTGTCGGTCTCGTATCCCTGGTTAACGCTGGGAGTGGCCTCCTTGATCTGGCTGGGAATACAGCCGCTAGCCTTGATTCGGCGGCCAATGTAGTCTCCAAAGTAGGCGCGCGCGGCGCGGCGTTTGGCGGGGTTTCAAACGCAGATATCGGCGGGCTCGCTGTTGGAAGCACCGCTACATCGAAAGGCGCGACAGAGGCGCTTAGCTATACAGCCATTGCCCTGTTTGATCCGTTTGCCATCACCACGGCTAGCGGCGGCATTGTCGCCGTGGAGGCCGTCCCAACGACCTCGCAGAGTTGCACGCTGACGCAGTCGAACTCGGTCAATCTCAGGTTCTCGTCAGTCTGGGCGTTCACCACAGAGACTCGAGCTCCTGTGGCGTTCGTCGTCACGAGAAACGACGCCACAGGCAATCAGTACGCTGCCATTCTTGACAGGGACGGCGTCATCAGGTCAGCGAGTAGGGCGTGGACCTATGGGGGCGCCAGAGTGCGCCTTGGCCGCGCTGCTGCATTGGACAAGGGCTACCTGGTTGCAATTTGGGATCGCGTCTTGTCAGATGCGGAAATCCTTGAGGTTGTCAGGAGCCCGTGGCAGCTATTTGAGGCGCGCGCACTGTTCGTACCGGTTGCGTCAAGTGGTGCTGGCGCCGCATTGGATGCCTCTGCCTCTGCCAGCGCCTCCGCAACGGCCACGCTTTCGACTCAGATCAACCTGGCAGCTTCAGCGACCGTTTCTGCCACGGCCTCGGCAGCCCTGACGACCTCGATTCGGCTTGATGCTTCAGCTTCAGCATCGGTAGTTGCGGCCGCTGACCTCACCACAACGCCCGCAGGCATGGCTGCTGCGGCGATTGCCTCAGCAACAGCCACGGCCAGCCTTTCGACAAGCATCCGGGTTCAGGCCACCGCCACCGCCTCGGCCACAGCGGCGGCAAGCCTGCTGACGTCGATTCGACTGGTGGCGAGCGCAACAGCATCAGCCTCTGCAAGCGCTGACCTGACGACCGGGGCAGCTTCGGCGATGAGCGCCGCAGCGGTGGCATCGGCAATTGTTGCAGCAGAGCTCACGACGCAGATTCTGATGAGTGCGGCCGCGCAGTCGTCGGTGATGGCATCTGCAAATCTGTCCACCGGATCGACCGCATATGAAGCGCAGGAGCGGTTCACTATCAACGCCGCGCGCCGCACCCTTGAGGTCAGGGCAGAGGCCAGGACGCAAGAGATAGGCGCCGCACCGCGCCGAACGGAGGTGAGAAATTGAACACCATCAGCAATCCGGGCTTCAGCCCCAAGGACCCCAGCGAGGTCATCATGCTGGCGTTCGACTTCTCGGCCCTCACGACCAGCCCGAGCGCTGCAGTCGTTACGGTCACGCGCCACGCAGGATCAGCAGACGCAACCCCCGAAGCCATCAAGTCTGGATCGGCCACCGTGTCTGGCAGCAAGGTGATTCAGCGCGTATCCGACGGCGTGGCCGGGACTGACTACCTCCTTCGCTGCCAGGTCGACGCACCTGACGGCAGCCGCTACATCCTGACCGGCGTCCTCCCGGTTCGCACCGCATGAAGCTCACCGCCAAGACCACCGGCATTGCCGAAGCGCGCGCGGAGATGCTTCGCATCGGCGCCATGCCATCAAAGGCGCTGGCCGTTGTGGCTGAGGACGTCGAGGAGTTCGTCTCACGCGAGGCGGCCAAGCACAACAAGCGCGGCGCGCTGGTGCAGTCGGTCTACCTGCGCCGGGCCGGCGATGCCTACGACGTGGGCCACGACGGCCAGCGCGCGCCGCACGCCCCGTTCGTGCATTGGGGCACCAAGCCGCACGAGATCAAGCCCAAGAAGAAGGGTGTGCTGCGCTGGGCCGGCGGCGGGCTCTTCCACTTCGCCAAGCGCGTGCAGCACCCCGGCTACCGCGGCGACCCCTGGATGACGCGCGCGGCCACGCTGGCACCGCGCCTCTTCGACCAACAGCTGCAGGCCCTGCTGGCCCAGCAGCGAGGAGCCTGAACATGGCACTGCGCTACCCCTATCAAGACGCCTACCTGGCGCCACGAGTCACCCAGGCCCGGGAAGACCAAGCATTTTCCGATGTGGCAGACCTGGGCACCTTGCCCGCGGCCTGGGTGGCCCGCCTGACGGTGCTGCGCACCTACATCATCACCTGCATGGAGAACATGGCCAGCAGCGAGGACGCGTTTGCCGCCAAGCTCGCGGCCTACCGCAAGGACTACGACGCCGCGATCCCGCAGGCGCGCGCGGCGCAGGCCCTGGTGGATGCGCAAGCCGGCACGCCGCCCACCGGTGGCGGCTCGTTCTTCTCCGTTGACCTGCAGCGAGGCTGAGCCATGGCCAACTACGAAAACGCCTTGCCCGCCCTGGAGCAGCTGCGCGACGTGCTAGGCGCTGTGACCTGGGGCGCCGGCAACACGGTGAAGACCGCGCGCATCGGCCTGGAGGCTGGCCTGTCGCCGGTGGATTACCCGATGGTGCGCGTTGTGCCCAGCCGCGTGCAGCCCAGCGATCTGAGCGATATCCCTGGCCTGCGCCAGCGTGAGGCGCTGGTGTATTTCGGCCTGCCCATCGCCGAAGCTGACGACGGCCTGGAAACCCTCTGGGCTGAACTGTTCGACATGGAGTTGGCGCTGGTGAACGCCCTGCCGACCTATGGCGACTGGGTGGCGCGCTGGGAGGAGACCATCACCGACGAGGACCGCGTGCCGGGCTACAAGCTCATGGCCCTGCGCGTCCTCGTGGATGGCTAGGCAGGCTCCGGCTCCCTCACCAGCGCATGCCCCTGCTCCGCGGCCTGCCGCAGCGTCCTGAGCCGGTATTGCATCGGCACACCCTCGTCCCGCACGCTGCGCGCTGATTCGCCGCCCAGCACACGCGCGGCACGTTCGCGCGAGCCCATGACCTCGGCCGCCTTGTCCTCGCCCAGCCGGCGCAGATAGTCGGCGTCTCCGTTCGGCGCGCGCACCGCGTCTCGGGCATCGAGCGACGGCCGAATGCGCACCCGGCACCAGCAGAAGGGATGGAACGGCGGAACCGGTGCCTTCTCCTTCGGGTAGCAGCCCAGGCCCAGGCCCCACAGGTCCGCGGTGGCGTGCAAGTCACAAATATCGGTGCGCGGGTGCGCCGGGTTCATGCGCACCTGCACCACCGTCGTGGCCTCGTCGTCCATCATCTCGCGCGCGACCTGGGATTGATGCGCCCGGGCCAGCTCGGTCTGCGCGATGCGGTCAGCGAAGAAGCGGTTCTTCTCGCGCTGGGCGACCTCCAGCCGTCGCTGCAGTGCTTCCGCGCCGGCGCCATCCTGCCAGGCCGAGAACGCCTCCTCGTAGGCCGCGCGCAGGCCGGACGACTTGACCCGGGCCGCCTGCTGCTGGCCGCGCACCTGCAGTGCGGTCAATTCCCGGCGGGCCTGCATGTCCTCGGTGAGCGAGCGCAGGGCCTTGGGTAGCTCTGCCCTCGCCCTTCCCTCCAGCGGCCTCTGCACGCCATCCTCGGGGCTGTATCCGTCATACAGCGCCAGGCTGAGATCACGGGCCTGCAGCACGCCCTTGGCGTGCTCGCGCACCAGGGCCAGCACCTCAGCCGCCGTGGTGACGTTGTGCAGGTACAGGTGGCGCGACAGGCTGATGTCGCCCACCGGCAGGGCCCGCACCTCGTCCACGCCGATCGAGCGCTGCAGCAGGTCGGAGAACGCCGCGGCGAGCGCGTCAGCGAACGCGCCCCCGAACTCAGCCTGCGCAGCCTTGATGACGGCTTGCGGGTCGGCGTCTGGGTTGTCCACCAGGGTGCGCCACATCTTCTCGAATGCGGCCAGGGCCAGCGCATCGATCGCAGCGCGGGCACCCGCTGCTGTGCGCGTAGCGCGGGCTTCCATGGACTGCAGGAGGCGTTCGAGGTTGGTCACGGTCAGTCTTCCTCATCATCAAGCGCCAGGGCCAGCTGACGCAGCCCGGCAGGTATTGCGTGGGTAGGCGGCACGACGGCGCGCGCGTTCAGCGCCTGCTCGATCAGCCGGTAGGCCTTGGCCTTGCTGATGCCGAGCCGCACCATCAGCGCTTCCTTGATCTCAGGCCGAGGCATGCCGCCCTTCAGCAGGCTCAGCGCAAGCGCCAGTTCTTCCGGGTGCACCACATCGCGCACGCGGATTCGGTAGCGCTGGCCCACCAGATGCCGCAGCGCGCGGCGCACCTCGTCGAACGCAGCCGGGCTCAGCCGCTGCTGCAGTTCGGCCAGCAGGCTGGGGGTCTCGCATCGGTTGATCTGGCGGTAGCGCATCAGAGGCCCGGCACCATGGCGGTTGTGGTGAGGCCGGCGCCGGTCGTCAGCGTGTCGTAGGCCCGCGAGAGGCTGTCCACCTGATCGTCAAAGGCGCCGTTCGGGAAGGTCCGCATCTCGTCCAGCAGAGGCTGGTTCCAGGGCCCGCGCAGCATCACCACGTTCCCGACGTTGACCTGGCTGGCGAATGTCTCGGCACGCGTCACCTTGTCGCCGCTTTCCGGGCTGCTGTGCACAGGGTAGCCGGCCAGCATGGTCGTCATGGCGCGCACCTGGCCCTTGCCGGCCTGGCCTGGGTCCTGGGGTAGGCTCTGGCGGCACAGCCGGCCGTCGCGGCTCGCCGTGTTTCTGATGAGCTGATCGCGCTTGTCGGCCACGAAGCGCTCGCGCACTTGGTCGCCGATCACCAGCCGCCCATCCGGCAGCTTGCCCAGCTTGCCGCCGGCCGTGAAGTCGCCCTTCAGGCTGTCGGCGAAGTCCCAACCGCGCGCCCACTGGATGGGACCGGCAGGCAGCGCGTCGACGATCTCGATCATGTCTGGCTTGAAGATCAAGCCGTCAGGTGGGGCCGGCCTCTGCCGGTACTGGCCGGCGAAGGTGTACGGCATGGCGCGCTCCATGCGCTCCAGTTCCTCGGCGCTGTGCTTCTCGGGCCAGAGCGGCACCCGGCCGCCGTCGGCGCCAGGCTGCCACACGTCAAGGCAAAGGTGCTCCCACTGCTCGCCGTTGCCACCTTCCAGCAGCCAGCCGGCCAGGTCCTTCTCGTGCAGGCGCTGCATGATCAGGATGATGGGCGTTCGCTCGGGGTCGTTCTTGCGGCTCTCCAGCGTGTTCTGGAACCAGTCAATCACGCCCTGTCGCACGACATCCGATCGCGCCTCGTCGGCCTTGTGCGGGTCGTCGATGATGATGGCGCCGCCGAACCCATCGCGCATCTTGCCGGCGCCAAAGCCGGTGATCGTGCCGGCCGCGCCGGTCGCGTACATCACGCCGCCCTTGGTGGTGGTCCAGTGCGCCCGACCCTCAGAATCCAGCTGCACGCCTGGGAAGATCTCGCGGTAGGCCTCGTGCTGCACCAGCTCCCGGATCTGCGCGCTGTTGTTCGCCGCCAGCGTGGCGCTGTAGCTGGTGTGGATGAACTCGGCATCCGGTGCGTGGCCCATGCACCAGGCGATGAAGTCCACCACGGCCTGCTGGGTCTTGGAGTAGCGAGGCGGCTCGTTGATGATCAACCGCGTGCACTCGCCGCGGTAGACGCGCATCAGCGCGTCGGCCACCTGCCGGTGGTGCATGGCCCGGCGCCAGTGGAAGCCCCGGCGCTGCAGGAACATCCACCGGCTGAAGAAATACTGGTCCTGGCGCGCCATCTCGGCAGCCACCATGAGCTCGCGCTGATCGTGCTCGCCGTGCATCAAACCTCACGGGCCATGGCGGCGGCAATGGCCTGGAACTCGTCGAGCGTGCACGCGACAGAGGCCACCGGAATCGGCCCGCCGCCAACCCCGGACAACTGCAGCGGCAGCACCTTGCCGAGCAGCATTGAAAACGACTTCTTGTCGGCCCTGGCTACTGCCTTCAGGTAGCCGACCAGTCCCGCCTTGCCCTTCCCATCCTCGCCGATGGCCTCGGCCGCCTCGATGATAGCTTCCTTGAGCATCTTGGTCGTCTTGTTCAGGGTGCCGGGCTTCTTGCCCTTGCCGGCGTTCGGCGGCATCCGCTTTGCTGCATTGGCCTGCACTTTGCTGTCCGTCATACCCCCTCCTCTCTCCGTTCCTTCTTCACCGGCAGCGCCGGCCTGAGCGTGCCCAGGTGCCAGCCGTGGCACTTGCAGCAGTGGTAGGGCTGCACGTTCTCGCGCCCGCTGTCGTTCACCCGTCGCGCCAGCTTCTTGGCGACCGAGCGGCTGCTGTAGACGCGCTTTCCGCAGAGGCCGATGACGGGCTGGTTCACGCTTCCACCTTGCAAACACGCCAGACGATGCCGGCCAGGTTGAACTGCTCGCCGACGCGCACGACGAATGGCGCCATCTGCGGGCCGGCGTAGGTCAGCACGAGGCTTGCCCAGTTGCCGCGGCCGACGGGCTTGCATGTGACGCTCAAGGCTTCACCTCCCGCCGCATCACATCCGCCCGGGCTGCGTCCAGAACCTGCTGGTGCGTCATCCCGAACTGCTGCAGCTCAGCGCGATAGCGGCGGGTCTGCTGGCCCTGCTTGAGCGATTCGAAGTAGTTGATGCCGCGGCTGATGGCGCGGGCGCAGCAGCCTGGGCAGCCGTTGCGGAAACCGTGGTGCTGAAGGACAGCGGCGGTGGTGCAGTCGGGGCAGGTCATGCTTCAACCACCATCAACTCGCCCTGCTGCAGAACGCGCAACGTCTGCGGCCAGACCTTCACCGTCACGCATGGGACAGCGCTGTAGCGCTTCTTCAGCATCAGGAACACGACCTGCACGTCGTCGCGCCACAGCACGCCATTGCAGCCGTCCAAGATGGCCTTTGCTACGTTGTCCGCGTCGGGCTTCGTTGTCGGGAAGATTGCGCAGCCGATGGCTTCCGCCTGCTTCTTGCGCGACCAGCTGGCCGGGATTTGGCACAGCAGCTGAAGCTCTACGCACACCGGCCCTTCCAGCAGCGGCCGGCCATTCATGGCGTGCTGAGCGGCGTGCGCCACCAGGCCCTCATAGGCCACGGTCTTTGCCGGTGTCGCCATGCGCGAGAACCCGCCGATCTTGACGATCTTGGCGCGGCCCTTTCCCTGCGGCTGGCCTGGGACGGTGAAGCTGATCATTCCGCCCTCGCTTTCAACAGCGCCTCGTTGCACTTGGCGCACACGTACACCCGCATGCCCACCTTGCGCACGAAGCGCAGGCGCCGGCCCATCAGCGGCTTCGCGCCGTTGCACTCGCCGCAGAGGAACAGGCTCATGTGGCCCTGCCCGCGCGGCTGCATCTGGGGGTTCTCGGCGCGCATGTCGTTGTCGCTGCTCATGCGGATGCTTCCACTACACGCACCGAACCATGGGAGCCCTTTGCGAGCGCCTGGCGCACCTTGCGCTTCACGCGTTCCTCGGCCTCGAAATACTCGCGGCAGGTGACGACGCTCAACACATCAGCCCAGGTGGCTGCCAGATCGCGCAGCAACTGCAACTCAACCGGCCGCAGCACGTTGGATCCCGTAGACCGCTGGCGGTCCATGGCGGCGACGATGGAGGCCTGGTGCTCGTCCACGAACTCGCGGGCATCACGCACCAGGCCGGCATGCGCGAAGGCCTCGATCATGTTCAGCGCATCGAACACATCGCGCCACTCGGGCACGCCGCCCTTGCTGCTGCCAAGCAGTTCGACCGAAGAGCGGACGCGGGCAGCGCGTGTCAGCTGGTCGTGCGCGCAGAGCTTGTGCGCTCCCTGGATGGCGGTCATGTAGGCCAGCGGATTGGCTGCATGCTTCGGCCGGTATTTCTTGCGGGTCATGCCTGCAGCTCCAAATGCGCGCGCGCGTCAAGCGGCCAGGGTTCGACGGGCGTATTGCGCTCGTCGGTGAATCGCATCGAGGCGTCGTGCTGCCAGAACTTCAGCCGGCCTTCGAACGAGCCATTGCGCTGCTTTTCGACCGTGATCAGCGCCGATGGCTTGGCCAGCATGTCCTCGTCGTGCGGGTTGCGGTCGAGCGCTGCGGCGCGGGCCCGGTCGAACCACACGATCACGACGTTGTGCGCCTGGTCGCTGATGGCTGCGCTGCCGCGGATGTCGTACTTGGTGGGCGGCTTGGTCTCGTCACCGCTGGCCGGCTTGCGGCAGTGGGCGATCAGGTGCACATGCAGGCCAGTCTCCTGGGCGATGCGTACCAGGTCGGTCATGAACTGCTTCTGCTCGTCCATCGACTCTTCGGACTCGCAGACCATCATCATCGAGTCCACGAACACATGCTGGCCCTGTAGTTCCGCGGCGAAGTAGTTGCAGACCCCCAGCAGCTTGGCCGGCGTGATGCGGCCCATGTGGTCGAAGATCCAGAGCTTGCCGTCGGTCCAGCGGCTGAAGGCATCGATGGTGCTGCGTGCGAACTGGTTGCCGCCCAGGGTCTGGCGCATCATCCGGCCCAACGTCTGCTTGGGCAGCATCTCGAAGCTGGCGGCCAGCACGCGCTGACCCTGCTTGCACAACTCGGCCTTGACCTGGCCGGCGAAGGTGGACTTTCGATGGCCGTTGTACCCGGCCCAGATCGTCACCTCACCCGGGCGGAACTCCAGCCGACGGCCCAGCTTGCTGCTGAACATCGACGGGCTGGGCTTGCGCTTGCGGGTCTGGTCGAAGTCCTCGGCCAGGTCTTCCGCGAAGTCGCTGGCCTTGCGCACAGAGGCCTTGAACTCGGTGTCGCGCATGTACGCCGAAAAATCGATGTCGTCTCTCAGAAGCTCTGCCATTGCTGCATGTCCTCGGTGATGTAGGCCGCGGCTTCCACGGCGCAGGTTTCGGGGTTGTGGGTGACGACGAACACCCGCTTTGCGCCAGCTTCCATGGCGAGCTGCGCCACGGCTTCGGTGCGGTCCTGGTCGTACCCGACCACCTGCACCACGAGGCCGACAAGGCACCGGAAGTCCGCAGCGAGCGCGCTCAAGCGGTCACGCTCGGGCACCTCCAGCTGCGCGATCACGGCCCACGGATTCGAGGTCGGCCAGTCAGCCCAGGCCTTCGCCGGATCGGTCCCGACGGTGACGATGGCACCGGCCGGGCACTTGCCGCGCAGCCGCATGGCGATCAGGGGTTGATGGCCGCGCATCACTGGCCCTCCCCGAAGATGTCGCCGCTGTGGCCGTTGGTGCGGCCGTGCTGCTGGGCCTTCTCTGCCCTGACCCAGTTGCGGTAGGTCGCGTCCCAGTCGAGCTTCGTGCCGTCCTTCCCGGCCTTGGCGGTCCAGTAGTCGCGGAAGCGATCCAGGGTCTTGAGGGGGTCCAGGTCGGGCCTCTCCTGCCGTGCCCAAAGGGCGAGATCCGCCGAAGGCTCCCAGCCGGCAGGCAGCCGCGAAGCGCGGCGCGGTCTCTCCTGTATTTCTTCTTCTCTTCTCTTCTCTTCTCTGGTCACGCTTTTGTCCGCATCCGATGCGGACAGCTGTCCGGATTTCTTCGTACTTTTTTCCGCGTCGCGCTCCAACCTTTTGCGCTCGGTTTCTTGCGCTCGTCGCTTTGCTGACTGGCCGTTGTGCTCTTCGAATCTGGGGGCTGTGAGGCCTTGGCCATCCACGTAATCAAGCCATCCGACAGCATTCATGGCTTGGGCGAAGCCCTTCCAGCCCAGCTCGATGTCGATGGCCTTGAAGGTATAGCCATCGAGGATTCCGTCCTCTGAGTGCGCGTCGAAGATGGACCAGACGGCATGCAGGCCGCCGACCACACGCAACTTGTCCGCATTCAATGCGCCTGCCATTCGGACCACCTTGGGGTGGGTGCGCAGGTCGCAGCGCATCTTGATCCAGTCGGTGCTCATCAGATTCCCAGCCCTTCCGCGATCTTCTGCAGCGCCCGCTCGATCTGCTCGGGCGTAGCGTTTTGGTTTTGGGCGAGCCAGGCGGCCTTGCGGGCCTCGTACTGGCGCCAGGCGTCGGAGTGGGTCAAGCTGCAGCCCCCAGCGCCTCGATCTGGCGCGCCAGGTCTGCGGCCATGGCCTTGAGGGCGCGCACCTGTTCGTGGTTCTTCGGCCGCGCATCGGGGGCCAGGAACTTCTCGATCAGGTACATGATGGGCTGCGTGTCGCCGGTCTTCTCGATGTAGCGCTCCAGGGCCTCCACGCTGAACTTTCGCGTCGGATCGGCGCTGAGCTTGACGCTCAGATTGCCCGGGGCCTCGTCCAGATCGATCGCAACATTGCCCAGGCCGCGCTGGTAGATTCCCGAGGCGATGCAATCGCGCAGGCAGGTGAAGCGGTCGAGCATGCCGGGCGTGAAGTCCAGGGTGAGCTGGTCGGAGCGCGAGGCAACGGCAGTGAGAACTGGTGATCGCATTTGCTATCACTCCTGATCGGCAGTTATCAGTGGAGGGCGTGCAAAGTGGCCTCATGGACGCCACGCACCAACCCCAGAAAAGAAAAGCCTCGGCCCTTGCGAGCCGAGGCAAGCTGCAGCGTGCCCACCGTTGCCGGCGACCTTTGGCAGTGCAGGGAGACAATCGAACCCATGGACAAGAAGCCCACCGACCCGGCCCTGACCAAGCTGCTAGCCTCTGCGCAGGACGCCGAGGCTCTGTCGCGGCTGGAGCTGTACGAGCTGCTGCGTGCCAGCTTCCGCGTGACGGTGGCAGGGCTCGATGTGACCGACATCACCGGCCCTCCCCTGCTGGAGCCCGAACTGCAGCGGGCGCGCGAGTTGCGCGAGAGGCTGCGCGCCGAGGAGCAGCCCAGGGTGCCGTCGAAACGGGCGCTGAGGCGCAAGCGCAGGCGCTGAAGGGGTGCGCGCCCCTCCCTGGTTATGCTGGGGGTTCCTACACCAACCAGCCCAAGGGGGGCGCGCATGGAATCCGAAGAAGCAGAAGCCTTTGTCATGCTCAAAAGCCAGCTCGACGCAATGGCATCGCTGCTGCTCGCTGTGACCGTGACCGTTTGCCGCGCAAACCCGCGAGCCCGCTCGAAGATCGAAGAGATGGCCCTGCAGCACAACCTGCACCAGTCAGCACGGGTTCAAGAGGCAGGACTACCCAAGGCAGGATTCGAAATGGAGCGGCAGCTGCAGGTGTTGCTGGAGACGGTGCGAATGACACTCGCCAACGACGCCCGGAAGGGGTAAGGCAACGCAGCATTTCAGGCCACCTTGGCTTCGGCGTGGGCCGGGGCCGGAAGATCTGGCCAAATCAGCCAGTAGTCATCGGGGCGCAGCTCCTGGCGGGTTACTTGGCCGCCGGTGGCGCGCTCGATGGCCACGCAGTACGGGGCGTCAGGCTTTCGGCCGCCGTACCCGAAACGCCATTGGCGCAGCTGGTCGGCGTTCTTGATGCCGGCCGACTCGCATAGCTGTTTCGGCGTCAACGCGCCGGGCGATTGGAGGTAGTCATGCAGGTTCATGCCCCTTATTCTGGAGCACTTGCTACAGTTTTACAAGTAGCCAATGCTCCTGGAGCGTTTGCGACAGTTCATCCCATGGCTACCCGCATCCCCGCCTCCGTAAAGGAGGCACGCAAGAATTACATCGAGCAGGTGGTCGAACGCTGCTTTGGTGGGAAGAATGTCAACTTGGGCCGACGACTTGGGCACCTGGATGGGTCTATGGTCGGTCAGTGGTTGCGAGGCGACCGGGCTGTTAGCGAGAGCCAAATAGCTGTGGTGGCGTCACTGTCCGAAGTCCGCACAGTAGGGCTTCTACCCCCTCAAGGTGTGGTGCAGGTAGCTCATGAATTGAGCCAGGTTCGCCCCATAGTTGACCTCCCTAGATACTCGTGGGAGCAACTGATGACCGCCGATTTGAGTCAGCCGTTTGAGCTGGTGGTGGAAGACGACGCGCTGGCGCCGGAGATCTTCAAGGGCTGCATCGCCCGATTTGATCCGGCACGGGAGCCAGCACCTGGGAGGCCTGTCCTTGTGCGAGACGCAAGCGGCCGACCGTACCTGAGGGACTACCAAACTGGCCCAGCCGGCCGGTGGCAGGCTGTAGCCAGGGCGCGCGGTTTCGCGCCGCTAGACTCAGAAGCAGACGGCCTGCAGCTGGTGGCCGTCATGAAAGGATTCGACTGGCCCTGAGGGGCGGCAAGGAGGGGGAATGCGCTTTTTAGTTCTGAGCCTACTGGTGGCGTCGCTTCCGGCTGTAGGTGGATCGCTCACCTACAGATCCAGCGAAGGCGAACCGATGAGAACCACCATCTCATTCGGCATTGCAGCAAATGAGAACAGCAAGCTGAACAGAACGAAGATCGTCGTAGACGATCCGTCAGCTCCGTTCAAGCTCGAGGACACAGCGGCTGTCGGCATTGCCTACGACTCCAGAGGTTTGGGCAGCTTCAAGATGTACGCCAGGCCGTTCGTTTATCCGCGTGAGCCGTTGGTTGCGTATCAGTATCGAGCGCTCATCCTGGATGTGTTCGGCCAACCTCTGCAGACGCTCTCAGCTACGCACATCGCCGAGGTGAGTGCCGAATATTTTGCAACTGCCGAGTGGAGCGTCTTGATCGATTCGACCGCCACCACGTACCACACCTCGGTGATCTACCCATTTGCGGCTCGGACGGCAAGCGGCAAGGTCTACCAGATCAACCGTGAGGCCCTCGCAAGCACGCTTCGGACCATCTCGGCCGGGATCAAGGATGCCGACCTGGATCCGACAAAGCCACCACAAAAGTAGATGGAGCCTGAATGCTGGAGCGCGCCCGGCGTATCCGCTCGAGACCAAGCCCGCACCACGCGGGCTTTTTTACGCCCCTGTAGCTGACGCCAGGGACAAATAAGCACGCTGTAGCATTTGCACTTGCGAAATGCTGTAGCTGTTGCTACAGTTACCCCATCGACACCACCCCAAGGGGAGCCGCGATGGGACACACAGAGACACAAGCCGGGCCGATCACCACGACCCTGAACCGCATCCGCGAGCACTCGCCGTGCTCGGAGGGCTGGTCCAAGTTGCTCAGGCACCTGGGCAAGACCAAGGCCGACGACGAGCCCTTGCCGTTCTCGGTGATCCTGGCGAGCAACGGCCTCGACGACGCGCTGTGGTGCTGCCGGGCAGAGCCTCAGCACGCATCGCTGTGGCGCCACTTCGCAGTGGACTGCGCCGAGACGGTCAAGCACCTGATGACCGATGAGCGCAGCCTGCAAGCGCTCGTGGTTGCACGCCAGCATGCCGAGGGCACTGCAACTGATGATGAGTTGGCCGCTGCCTGGGACGCTGCCTGGGCCGCTGCCAGGGACGCTGCCAGGGCCGCTGCCAGGGACGCTGCCTGGGACGCTGCCTGGGACGCTGCCTGGGACGCTGCCTGGGCCGCTGCCAGGGCCGCTGCCAGGGCCGCTGCCAGGGACGCTGCCAGGGCCGCTGCCAGGGCCGCTGCCAGGGACGCTGCCTGGGACGCTGCCAGGGCCGCTGCCTGGGACGCTGCCAGGGCCGCTGCCTGGGACGCTGCCTGGGACGCTGCCTGGGACGCTGCCAGGGCCGCTGCCAGGGCCGCTGCCAGGGCCGCTGCCATGGCCGCTGCCAGGGCCGCTGCCAGGGCCGCTGCCTGGGACGCTGCCATGGCCGCTGCCTGGGACGCTGCCTGGGACGCTGCCTGGGACGGCTTCGCTCAACGCTTCTTGCGCCTGGTTGAATCGGGCGTGTGGTCGCCGGCCCGCGTTGTTGACGAGGCGGCGGTATGAGCGCCGCCTTCCCCTGCCTAGTCACCCGCGCCGAGAACCGCGCCGCTGCTCGGATTGAGAAGGCCCAGGACACGCACCAGGCGTGCTTCGTCTTGCTCGCCAACGAGCTGAGCAACGCGCTGAACGCGCCGGATCTGCGCAAGGCCCTGGTGTCGACCCCGGGCTTCTTCGACAAGCTGGGCGGCACGCGGCAGATGAGCGTGGTTGATCTGTTCTCCGACCTCTTCGCTGGAAGCAACGGCGACCAGGCGCTGGGCGAGTTGCTGAGCATCGTTGCGGCTGCTGCACGCGGCGAGCAGGTGACGCACCGGGCGCTGGTGTGGGTGGGCTTCGTGTCGGCTGTGCACGCGACCTACCACGCGGGCGATTTGGCGCGGGGGATGCTGTCGTGAGCGCCGCGCATACGCCTGGGCCGTGGGAAGCAAAGTTCACCAGCGGTGCCGGCCTGAGCGTGCATGCCAACGTCAGCAAGGCTCTTGGGCCTCGCTATTCGCACGACTGCCCGATCTACCACACCGCCTCCGACTCGGTCGGCCTGAGCATCGCCTATGAGTTGTGGACGCAGTTCCCACGCGCCGAATGGGAGGCGATGCAGCAAGCAAACGCCCGCCTGATCGCCTCCGCTCCTGAGCTGCTAGAGGCGCTGGAGCAGTGCGAAAGCTGGGTACACGAGAACGCGCCCAAGTACATCAAAGACGACATCCGCGCCGCCCTCGCCAAGGCCACCGGGAGCGCGTCATGACCGGCCACCCCATCCCCGCCCCTCGCTCCTGGTCGCAGCAGACCGGCGCCGAAATGATGGACGACATGGGCGAGCACGCTGTGCGCGTCGGCCGGCTGGATCGTGAAGACATGGACCGCCGCATGTTGGAAAAGCGCCTGCATGTGGCCGCCGTCATCGCGGACAGCAATGGCACCTACAGCGTGCCCACCGAGGCCGCCAGCGCCGTCAGCGGGATCGGCTTTGAGAACGAGCCCGCGCCGAAGCGCCGCCTGGGCCCGCTGACAAGCATCGAACGCCGGTTGCTGCGCCGCGAACCGACCTACACCTGGGCGGTCGTCGTGGTGGGCTCGATCCTCTGCGCGATCCGGCTGCTGTGGGGTGCGTCGTGATGGACCGCCTTAAGACCTTCGCCGGCTGCACGTTCATCGTGCTGTGCTCGGGCGCGGATGGGCTGGTCGAAGTCGTGGCTGCATGGCTGGAGAGCTTCACATGAACGCGCGCAATGAAATGCCCCTGGGGCTGGTGTACGGCCTCGCCAATGAGGCTTACCACTCGGGCCCTGGTCTGAGCAACAGCGGCCTGTCGCTGCTGGCAAAGAGCCCGGCGCACTACTACGGCAAGAAGCTGGATCCGCGCCGGCCTGCCGAAGTCACGAAGGGCGGCCAGCTCGAAGGCTCGCTGATGCACTGCGCGCTGCTGGAGCCGGCCGAGTTCGACAAGCGCTATCCGGTGGGCCCGAGCGTCAACCGGAACACCACGGTCTGGAAGAAGTTCTGCGAGTCGCACCCTGGGCTTGAGTGCATCCAGAAGGAGCAGAAGGACGCCGCCTACCTGCAGGCCGCAAGCCTGCGCGCCATCCCCGATGTTGCAGCGCTGCTGTCCTCTGGCAAGCCCGAGGTGTCGGTGTACTGGATCGAACCGGAAACCGGCGTGCACTGTCGCGCCCGTCCCGACTGGGTGCACGAGATCCCCGGCCAGGGCGTGATCCTGTTCGACGGCAAGACCTACAGCGACTCGTCGGCCTGGGAGTTCTCGCGCCAGGTCGCGCGCAAGGGCTACCACCGGCAAGCCGCCTGGTATTCCGACGGCTGGACCGCAGCAACCGGCCAGCCGGTGCTGGGCTTCGTGTTCGGCGCCGTCGAGACCGAGTGGCCCTATGTGGCCTGCGCGCACATCCTGGACGACCAGAGCCTGGAGAAGGGCCGCCAGGAAAACCGCGAGCTGCTGAACCGCTTCGCCGAGTGCGAGCGCACCGGCATCTGGCCGGGCTACGCCGACTCCATCCAGCAAATAACCCTGCCCGCCTGGGCGCTTTGAAAGAGAGACCATGAACCAACTTGTTACCCGCAACGAGTTCGCCAACGATCTGGCGGTTGCTGACACCGCATCGACCGCGGTGGCGGCCCAGGCCAAGGCCTTGGTGGAGGCCCGCTACATCATGGCGATTCGCCGCCCCCGCGATATGGACGTGGTGCGCGAGCGGATGCTGAAGGAATGCTGCCGCCCTTCATTCGCTGCGGTGGCTCGCTACTGCAAGCCTATCGGCAAGGACCGCAGCAAGTGGCCCACCGGCCCGTCCATTCGCTTCGCCGAGGCCGCGGTGCGCAACATGACCAACATCACCGTCGAGACGATGACGGTGTACGACGACCGCGAAAAGCGCATCGTGCGCGTGACGGTGACGGACCTGGAGGCCAATGTGCCCTACTCCCAGGACATCACCATTGCCAAGACCATCGAGCGCCGCCAGAATAAGGAAGGCGACACGGTGATTGCCACGCGCACCAACAGCTACGGCGACACCCTCTACATCTTGGAGGGCACCGACGACGACATCATCAACAAGCAGCAGGCCCTGATCTCCAAGGCCGTGCGCACGCTTGGTCTGCGCCTGATCCCCGGCGACATCGTGGACGAGTGCATGGATCAGGTGATCGTCACGCAGCGCAACACCGATGCCGAAGACCCGGACGCAGCCAAGCGCAAGCTGTTCGATGCATTTGGCAGCCTGGGCGTGCGCGCTGAGCAGCTGAAGGAATACCTGGGACACGGTGCTGAGTCGCTGTCGCCCAAGGAGCTGGCCGATCTGCGCGCGCTGTATGCGGCCATCCGCGACGGCGAGGCCAACTGGCGCGACGTGATGGATGCCAAGGCCGAGTCCGACAAGAAGGCCACCAGCGCCGAGGCGGTGAAGGATGTGCTGAAGAAGGCCGGCAGCAAGCCCAAGCCTGCCGAGCAGCCTGCCACCCCCACCCGCACCCTCGCCGAGTACACCGACGACATCGACGGCGCCACCTCGGCCGAGACCGCGGGGCTGGTGCTGGACGAGGCGCGCGGCGTGCTGAGCGCCGAGGACTTCGCCGAGCTGCAGCGGCTGTACGACCTGGCCTGGAAGGTCTGACGCAAGGGGCCTGCGGGCCCCGCCACCACAACCCGAACCCCGTTCTATTCCGCCCGCTATTCCAGGAGTCCTGCCATGTTCCAGATCACCGAGAAAACCACCGCCATCATCACCGGCCTGAACACCCGCACCGAGAACCACGGCGATGAGAAAGTGCCGGCCATCAGCCTGCACCTGAAGATCACCGGCCCGAACTCGATACTTGACCTGATGCAGCCCGGCCTGCGGCATGCGCTCTACACCGCGCCCGAGGGCCAGGAGCAGCTGGAAGGCATGGACGTGACGCCGCTGCTGCGCACCACCGCGCTGGAGCGCATCAAGCTCAAGATGCCCGAGCTGAAGGGCTGGCGGCTGTGCGTCGAGTACGGCATTGCCGACGACGAAGGCCTGATCGACCTGCACGACTGCACGGTCAAGAAGTTCCACCTGGAGCCGTTCCAAGGCGGCAGCTGCGAGCTGACTTTCATGGTCAGCACCTCGGATGTGGACGCGACCTACCTGGGCCGCCTGGGCATGAAGATCGGCCAGGAAGCGCAGATCCAGTTGCTGGCGCCCGAGCCCAAGCCCGAGGCGATCGACGGCAGCGTGGAGGCATTCGAGGCTGACCACCCGGACGCGGGCGACCTGTTCGCCGCGGCGCAGGAGGAGATTGCGGGGGTTGAGGGATGAGCCGCGAACAAACCCAATCCCCAGCAGAGGCACATGGAGAGGCGCTCGCCGAGGTTGCCGCTTTCCTCGACGGCTCCGGCCCACTGGAAGGAGCGTGGTTCGGTGAGCCGCACCCGACCAAAAAGGGCAAATACTGGTGGCGGGAGAACCTGCGCGACGCCCTGACTGGCGCCCATGTGCAGCCCAAGGGGACGACGCTGACCGATGAGCAGGCCGACGCCATCGCTGACGCACACCGCTGGGACACGCGGGAGGGGCGCCGGGCAATGCTGCGCGCTGTCCAAGCCCCCGCGCCTGCACCTGAAATTCCGGCATGGTTTGATGATCCGTTCATCGCTGAAGGTTTGCAGGCGCTCGGCTTGACGCCACCAACGCCGCGAGAGTTTGGAGAGACGATTGCACGCCGCTACCTTGCCAAGATCAGCAGGCTTGAGAAGGCGCTGGCTGAAGCTCAAGCCCCCGCAGTAGCACATGCGGGCCTGCCTCTGACCCAGGAACCCAAGTACACGGTCAACGGCAGCGCCATCGTGAATCGCGCCAGCGGTGAGGCGATCCCGCCCGATGAGCCGGTCTTCATCTTCCGCGCCCGGGACGCGCACGCCATGTACGCACTGCGCGACTACCTCATCCGCCTGCCGCTGGGCACCTCGCACCGCAAGGCTGTGGAGCAGCGCGTGATGGACTTCTTCGACTTCAAGGCTGCGCACCCCGAGCGGATGAAGGAGCCGGACACGGAGCCGGCTTCCCATGTGCCGGTACAGCACAAGGAGAACGGCAATGGTTGACGCCATCCTTTGGTGGACCGGCGCTGCTGTGTGGGCTGGCGCCGCCGCGTTCCTGGTGCTGCTCGTCGCCGAGGTCGTGAAGGCGTTCATCGTCGCCGCTGATCTGACCGCGTGGTCTATGCGGTGCGTCAGGGCAGAGCGGCTCGCCTGGAAGTGGTGGATGCCGCTGCGCATGTGGCTTCACTACGGCCTGCGGTTCGCCCGCGACGGCCACGATTGCTACAGCTTCAGGCGCGCGGCCGGGGAGTGGGGCGGCTTCATGCAGGGTCAGCTCTACGCAGGCTACTCGCCCGCCACCGATTCAAGCCCCTCACAGGAGACATGACCATGAACACCGAAATCGAGCGCGTCTACAAGTACGACCTGCCCATGGGCGACTGGATCAGCCTGACGATGCCTGCCGGCGCCGTGCCGCTATGCGTCCAGGTGCAGAACGGTCAACCCTGCCTGTGGGCGCGCGTCGTCATCGGCCGCCCGCCCGTCACGCATCACTTCCGCATCGCCGGCACCGGGCATGACCTGGGCGACAACGTCGGCCGCCACATCGACAGCTTCCAGCTTCACGGTGGCTCCCTGGTGTTCCACGTCTTTGCTGACGCTGGCGCCTGATCCCGTACTCGCCGGTCGCACATAGGAATCCGCATGAGCAATACGAACAAGCCGCCGAAGCACCAGTTCTGGGGTGCAGGCGAACCCGACTGCCCTACTGACCTCTTCGCGCCGAACGGCCACGAGCTGTGCCGCCGTCGCTGCAAGGTGTGCGGCGAGACAAATCCGCACGACGAGTTCTGTTGGCCTAGGGCGTACGAGCCTGACCCCCTTGCCGATGAATGGAAGCGCGGATGAGCACTGAAATCATGTCACCCCCCGTAGCCGAGCGCGTTCAGAAGGCCGCGCGCGTGACGCCGCACATCTCGACAGACGAGTGGTGGACGCCGCTGCCGATCATCAAGGCGCTGGGCTCCTTCGACCTCGACCCGTGCGCGCCGGTTGCCGACCCGCTGCGGACCGGGGCGGCGCGCTCGCTCACGCGGCTGGATGACGGATTCACAGCTGAGTGGGCGGGGCGCGTCTGGCTGAATCCGCCGTACTCGACGGCCGGGGCCTGGGTGGAGAAGCTCGCCGACCACGGCAACGGCATTGCGCTTGTCTTCGCCCGGGTGGAAACCGGATGGTGGCACCAGCACGTCTGGCCCAAAGCCGCAGCCCTCTTGTTCCTGCGCGGCCGCATCGCGTTCGTCCGTGGCGATGGCATTGACCGGCCAGGCCACAACGCTGCAGCGCCGTCCGTCCTGATCGCCTACGGCGCCGAGAACGCCGAAGCCCTGCGCTTGTCCGGCTTGGCTGGTGCCTACGTAGACCTGGCGGCTGTCAAGGTCGCCGCTTGACCTTGGAGATACGCATGCCTGAACTCATGACCCGCGCCGAACAGGCCGAATGGATTCTCACCTCGGCCAAGCGGCTGGTGACCTTCTGCAAGCTGGACAACCCAGTGGACTTCATCATCGAGTCGGAGCGGCAGTTGCTGCTGGACAAGATCATCAAGTTCCCCGTGGATAGCGAGTGCCAGCGCCTGTGCCTGGAGCAGAAGCTGGAGATGCACCAGCAAGAGCAGAAGCACCTGATCAAGACGGGTTTCTATGCCGACGCCATCGCCCAGCTTGAGGCCGGCGAAAGCCAGCCTCCCGCCTGACTTTCCAATACCCCATTGCCACACATGCTCTGCGGAACGATCCACCCAAACGAAACCTGCGTGCCGCACGACGAGCACGGCTGCAAGCTCGAAATGGGGCACCAAGGGCCGCACGAGTTCATAGCCGCGTCCGGAGTGGTGTACCAGTGGGAAAGCGACATTGAGTGCGCCGAGTGCGATCCGGACGAGTGCGATTGCACGATCTATTGGCGCAAGCAGTACCGCGCAACCTGAACCCATCCCCTGCACCCGCACCTATGACGGCTCTTTCGCCCGATCAATCGCGCCGGCCAGCCAATCGCTGCCGAGGCGCTTCAGCTTCTGCCAGCGGGCGTCATTCAGCCGCACGCTGCGCGGCTGGGTGGCGTCCTCGGGCGCCAGGCGCGGCCCGCCTGTGCCCGGCGGCCTGCCCCGGCGCTTGGGTTGCTCCGGGGCGGTGCTCATGCGTTGCAGTACGCATCCCAAAGGGCGCGCATCGTCTCGTTGGCGTCGTTGTCCGTGCTGGTACGCACGCCATCGATGAAATTTCCGGTCGAGTTACCGACCTTGGCATCGTGGCCGTTTGCATTCAGCCAAGCGGCGAATTCATCCGCTTCCACGGTGTCAACTGCGATTTCGATTTGGTGGCTCATCTTTATCTCCCGTTGCTGTCCGGCACCGCGCCGTCCATGGAAGTAAATGTATTACGAAATAAATCAGGATGCAAGGATTATTTTGTAACACGCGCAAAAGCTGCGCGCCCCTGATTTCCAAGCCCCTGCCGACGCCCATCGCATGAAACACATCCACGGAAGCCCAGGAGGCGGCACGCGAAAGGATCAGGCCGAGTTCTGGCCGGGACGCGACGCGCTGGTGCCATTCCCGCGTCAGGACGACCTGGGCGTCATTGCCGCCACCGCGCGCTCGATGGTCTTCGACAACGGAGCATTCAGCGCATGGACCCGTGGCGAGCCCCTGGACGTGGCCGGCTATACCCGGTGGGTTGAAGAGTGGCACCGCCATCCGTCGTTCGACTGGGCGCTGATCCCCGACGTGATCGACGGCAGCGAAGACGACAACGACGCCATGCTGCGCGACTGGCCAGCGCACCTGCCCGGCGTGCCGGTGTGGCACATGCACGAAGACCTGGAGCGCCTGGAGCGCCTGTGCCGTGAGTGGCGCACAGTCGCCCTGGGTTCGTCCGGCCAGTGGGCCAGCCCTGGCACCGCGTCATGGTGGCAGCGCATGGCCGAGGCCATGGACGTGATCTGCGACGAGCACGGGCGTCCGATGACAAAGCTGCACGGCCTCCGCATGCTCGATCCAGCCATCTTCACCAAGCTGCCGCTGACCAGCGCCGACAGCACGAACGCCGCCATGAACAGCGGAAGCCTTGACCGCTTCGGCATGTACCTGCCGCGCACTGCGGGTCAGCGCATGACGGTCATTGCCGACCGCATCGAGGCGCACCCCAGCGCCCCGATCTGGACGCGCCAGCCCATTCAAGACGACATCTTTGGCCAGGAGGCTGCATGAACACCTACACCCACACCTTCGTCGCCGAGTGCCCCAACAACGGCCAGCGCATCACCTACACGCTGGCCGTCACCAAGGCCACGCAGATCATGGCCGAGGACATCAAGGCCGCCGTCTCCGAGCACCCGAAGGGGTTCCACGAGGACATCGCTCACGCCTTGTGGGCGCGGCTGGGCGGACATCTTGTGCTGGAGGCCGATCACGACGGCGTGCACATCCGAACCGTGCTGCCCGACGTGCACGCCTGGATCAAGTCCAGCGAGCCGCCCTTGCGCGGCATGGCGGCTTGCGGCTACTGAATCCCATGTGCCTGCCACGCACAAAACACACCACACCATGAAGAAACGCAAGCTCAAGAAGCTACTCAAGCAGGCCCTGCAACAGATCGCCGCCATGCCGCTGCCTGCTGGCGAGCCGGTCTCGAAGCCGGCCGCCAACGACCCAGCGCCGGTCGCCGGCGCGACCGTGGCCGAGTGGCTGGTGACCTACCGCACGATCATCGCCCAGCGTGGCTACCACGCGCAGACGATCAAGAACCGCACCACGTCAATCAACCACATCGAGGCGGCCTGGGGTGCGATGCCGTTGCGCGCCGTGCGCCCGGTCGACATTTCCACCAAGCTGAAGCAGTGGACTCCGCACACGGCATGCCGCGTGCTGGGCGAGCTGCGCGACGTCTACGTCGAGGCCATCGCCAACGGCGCCGCCGA